TAAGAAAATTGGGATGACGATGAATTATGAGCATACAATGTATGTTTCAATTGATGATGTCTCCTTTTTATCCCAGAGATGGGTTAAATTAGATAAAGATGGAATTTATTTACCATCACCAGAGTATGGAAAAGTTCTGGGATCGTTTATTCATGGATGTAAAAGTCCTGATTTACGGTGGGCTCTATTACGTGCTTATGCATTGCGTATAGAGTGTTGGGCAAATTTAAAAGCTCGACAAGATATTCAAGATTTTATATCTTTTATACATAGTACTTATGGTGAACTTTTACAAGGTTCTATGGTTATTCCTAATACGGATCAAACCATAACTATGTCCCAGATCGAGAGTGTCTACTTGACCTCTGATCAACTTGATCAGTTATATACCGGTCAAGAGTGTGACTTAGAGAGCTCGGGAGGTATTTCAGTTACCGAGGTTTTAAAATGGTTGACAGAAGTCGACCTATTTACCTTTTTCTCTTTTTTGGATACAAATTACTAAAACGCGTGTTCATTACTACTCTCTTATTTTCTTTACTTTTACTATTTCAGCTGTTAGTTTATTGCCTTTTTCTTGTGATATTTCTTTACAAGTTATACAATGGCTAACGTTACTCGTGCCGAGCGTGTCCTTGATGGCTTTGCATCTTCTACCGGCATTTCTCAATGCGGTAAAACGTGGTTGCTCAATGCAGTCGACCCCATGCACGATAGACAGACCAAGTTAGAAGGTTATCCTGATACTTGCAATTCTGCTTCTCTTGTTCAACGTGTCAAGCAATCTTTTACGATTGTTGCACCTACTGGTACCACTGCGGCTGGGTGGGATTTACAAGTTATTAATCCTCCTTTTGTTAATACTAGTACTTTTTATCAAGTTGAAGCAGCTTATAATTCCACATTTTCAAAAACTTTAACTTCTAATGTTATTGTTCAAAATCCCAGTTTTACTGCTATTCCATTTGTTTATGGTGGCTTATCTTTCATTGCTGCTCCTTCAGGTTCTGAATTTAGTCTTGGGGGTATATCTAATTTTGCAGCCTCTAATCCTACTTTGGCTTATATAAAGTCTAATCCCTTGCCAGATATTTATTCACAAGGTACTTGTAGGATTATTGCCAATGCTTTTGAGATTAGCAATACTACTGCTGAGCTTACTGTTCAAGGGTCAGTTTTGACTTATCGTCAACCTATTCCTGATTATGAAACCGCAACTACTTTTAATTATGCTGGTATTGCAGGAGCTTCTACAGCAGGTTATTATGCAGCACAATCCACCTTAGTTCTTCCTTCACCACCTACAACTGTCGGGCAATCTATGCTTTTACCAGGTTCGCGACAGTGGAAGGCTAAGGATGGTTGTTATGTTGTATCAGCTATGTCTTCTGATAATATACCTACTCAAGATGAAATTTTCACTCAACCATTACTTATACAGAATCCTTCCGTTGGTAGTGATCCAAATCTTTATTCTCCTATTGGTGTTCCTTCGGGTGCCAATCTTGCAGGTCCAATCCCTGTTTTTGCTGGTCAAGATAATTTTTGGACTAAATTTGATCAATCTGGTGCTTATTTCACCGGATTATCTCCTTCTACATCTCTTCAAGTTACTTGGATAGTTGATGTTGAAAGATTTCCCACTGAGCAACAAGCCGATTTGGTTGTTGTTGCCACTCCTTCACCATCTTATGATCCTATGGCTATTCAAGTTTACGCTCATATAATGCAAGATATGCCAACTGGTGTAACCTTTGCTGAAAACGGATTGGGAGATTGGTTTATGAGTGCCGTTGGTAAAGTGCGTGATATTGTCATGCCAATTATTAGGCCTCTCGCTGCTGCAAACCCTAAATTAGGAGCTTTAGTAGCAGTCCATGATGTTATTACAGGTGGGAAGAAAGGACGTTCAAAAGGACGTTCAAAAAACGTAAGTAGCGGTTTAGTTGGTGGTGCTGGTGCACACTTTCTAAATAATGGTTCTAACGCTAGGGACGGCATGGTTAAACCTTTAGGTAAACTGAAGATTAAACCTCAAATTAAGGCACATAATAAGGTAGCTCGTAAAAATCTTGAAATTTACAATCATAATTTGGTTGCTAAAAAGAATCTTGAAATTTACAATTTAGAGCAATCTAATAAGCAAGCTCGTAAGAACTTAGCTAAATATAATGCCTCTAGAGGGATGCGAAAAA